GTGTTGATCTGAGTGGCCAGGGCCTGGTCTGCCGCAGCCCGCAGCGTCTGCTCCTGCTGGATAGCAGCCTGAATGTCTTTGCCTACCTTCACAGCCAGGGTGTTCACCGTGTCGACCAAGGCAGAGTCCGCCTCTGCACGGGCCAGTACCTCCTGCTGCAGGATCGCCTGAGCATCCTCAGCGACGGCCCGGGTCTCACTGATCGATGCCGCCAGGGAATCGTCGGTAGCGGCTCGCGCAAGAATCTCCGCATCCAAGCCAAGCTTGTTGATTTGGATCAGTGCTACCTCTTCCTTCAGGGAGTTGGCCAGCAATCCCGCATCGATCTTCCCGGTCAGCTGTTCAATAAGCACATCGACCATTGGTCGAGGACTAGCATGAACCGGACCTACTTTTTTCATCACCGTACCGTTCACTGAAACCATCTCGGCCCAGTAGTAATAGGTGATCGCGCTGGCCGCGGTGTTTCGGTCAAAAAAGTACGTTCCCACCATTTTGTGGTGGTAGATCGCAGTATCCACCCTGCTGTTGGTAGAGCGGTACAGGTTCACAAAAGCAACGGCATGGGGATTGGTCTCTGGGTAAACCAGAGTGATGTCTACTCCCCCGAACGTAGGGGTGGCCGAGATGAAGATGTTGTTGTCTGGATCCCCTGGCTTGGGGTTGAATCCTCCCCCGCCACCAGTTCCACAAACACGGGCTGTACTCATTGGAAAACTCCAGTGGTGATCTGCCCGCCATTCTACGCAGCACCCCCAAACCAAGAGGAAAATTCTCCATGCAAGCCCTCTACCGTAACCACATGGGCAGTGATCTTGAGGTTGTTCAAGATGCTCGTGTGTCCTTTGACCGAACCAGTGAAGCTCTAATGTACGAAGAGCTGACTATCCCCGCAGAGAAGTGTAGTGGTCACCCTCTCGGTGTACTGACTGACATTCCGGTACTGACTGAAGCCGACAAGAACCTGATTGGTTTCCTAGCCCGAGGCTGTCGTTCCGGTGATTGGGCAAGCGTGTTGAACGATCTCACCGAAGGGGGGCTCCCCGTGTACGAGGTACAACGCCTGGCCACCTGGATTAAGCGACTGCCTCCGCACTGGTCCCCCTTCGGACAGCAGGTCATCAAGCTCAAGATGAAAGCACCAGTGCCCATTCGCACCCAGTCCTTCAAGCATAAGATCGGCTTCGTGGAGAACGAGGAGTCCCGTCGCTACATCAAGTCCACCCCTGAGCTGTTCATCCCTGAGTTCCGCTCGGCCCCGGATGGCGACATCAAGCAAGGCTCTGGTGGCCCCCACAAGAATGCCAAGGCTTGGAAGAGGGTCTATGAGTCCACCTGCCGTGAGGCAATCCGACACTACGAGGACATGATCGAAGACGGCGTTGCTCCTGAGCAGGCCCGCTTCGTGCTGCCACAGGGCGTCTACGTCAACTGGGTGTGGACGGGCTCGCTCTATGCCTACGCCGAGTTCTACAACAAGCGCAGCGATAGCCACGCCCAAGGCGAGATTCAGGAGCTGGCACAAGCCGTTGCCGAGATCATCGAGCCCCTCTTCCCAGTCAGCTGGAGAGCTCTTACGACCTAATTTTCCAGCAACGGCCGCCAGGGTGGGCTTACTCTGGCGGCCTTACCCCCAGCCACCGAGCTGGTTTTTTTAATCTCTGCATGCTCGAGGACCATGAATGCAAGCACAGATTCGCACGCCTAAGGCCACGTACACCGTGGACTACCCGATGGCAATCGCAACAGCCCGCCGTCAGTTCCAGACCCTTTGGAGCGCCGAAGAGTTGGGCGTGGAGAAAGATGAGGGCGACGTACGCACGCGCCTTACCGAAGCAGAGCGCATGGGGTTGATTACCGTGCTCAAGCTGTTCACGCAGTACGAGCTAGAGATTGGCCAGGAGTTCTGGTCAGGCAAGTTCAGCCGGCTGTTTCCGCGGCCTGACATGCTGCGTGCTGCCAATGCCTGCGCCTTCGTAGAGCTCAACAGCCATGCCCCGTTCTACGACCTGATCAACAAGACCCTCAACCTGGCCAACGATCAGTTCTACATGGCTTGGCAGGAAGATCCGGACCTGGTCCAGCGCATGGACTTCGTGGAGAGCCACCTCAAAACCAAGGACCCCTACGAGTGTCTGGCTGCCTTCAGCTTCATGGAAGGTGTCGTGCTCTACTCCAGCTTCGCCTACCTGAAGTCCTTCAACATGGGCGGGTTCGACATGATCCCGCACATCGCCGCCGGTGTGGATGCCAGCTGCAAGGAGGAGAACAGCCACTTCGAGTTCAGCTCCTGGACCTACCGCCAGCTCATGGTGGAAGAGGAGCAGCTGGGCCTGATAGGGGAGGAGAACAAGCAGGCCTACGCCAACATGTGCCACGAGATCGCTGAGAAGGTCTATGAGCACGAAAAGATCATCATCAAGAAGATCTTCGAGAACGGGGCCATCCGCACCATCTCCCAGGACGAGATCCTCCACTTCATCCGTAACCGGATCGACATCGTATTGCAGGCACTCAACTGCGAGCCGATGTTCGGAGACGAGGCTGGTGTAGTGTCGGGGTGGTTCTACGATGCCCTCTCCACTTACAAGTTCGCGGACTTCTTCGCCAACAACCAGATCCAGTACGTGCGTACCTGGAACAAGCATGCCCTGAAGTTCGACCCCACCCCGGATGCTCCTGCACCGACAGTCACCAAGTTCCTGGAGCGTACCTAATGGCCAAGACCTACGAACAGCTGAGTGAAGAGCGCAAAGCCGGGCAAGCCCGTGGCGACTTCCCCGACTGGTACACCACCCCGGCGTACCAGATGTTTCAAGCCAAGTACGCTGTACCAGGTGAGGCAGGCCTTCGAGGTCGCCATCGCACGATCGCCAAGACCCTGGCCAGGCACCTGCCTGAGCCGGAGAAGTGGGAAGAGCTCTTCTTTGAAGTCATGTGGAAAGGCTGGCTATCTCCCGCCTCTCCGGTACTGGCCAACACCGGCACCGATCGGGGCCTGATGGTCTCATGCTCCGGCCAGTTCATTGACGACAGCATTGACTCGTTCTACGCCAATTTGCACGAGTCGGCCATGCTGTCCAAGATGGGCTTTGGCTGCTCTGCCGACTTCAGCTCGGTAAGGCCCCGGGGCTCAGTCATCTCCGTGGGCGGTAAAGCCAGTGGCGTAGTCCCTGTCATCAAGGACTTTGCCACTATGGCGTCCAACGTCAGCCAGGGCGCCCAGCGACGGGGCTCCATCGCCTCCTACCTGAGCCTGGACCATGACGACTTCCCTGAGCTGATCGCCCTTCTGGAAGCAGAACCGGACGGACTGAACGTGGGTTGGGTCGTCACTGACGCCTTCATCGAGAAGCTCCAGGCAGGTGACAAGGAGGCCAACGAGCGTTTCACCCATGCGCTGCACACCAAGCTGGTCACTGGCCGTGGCTACTTCTTCAAGATCGATGAAGCCAACCGGCACCGGCCGCCGATGTACGTCGACCTCGATCTGGACATCAAGGCCACCAACCTGTGCACTGAAATCATGTTGCACAGCTCCAGGGACTACACCTATACCTGCGTGCTGAGCTCCATGAACCTCGCCAAGCGCAACGAGTGGAAGGACACCGATGCGATCTTCATCGCTACCGTGTTCCTCGACTGCGTGGTGTCTGAGTTCCTGGAGAAAGCCAAGGGCATTCCGGGTCTCGAGAAGGCCCTGCGCTTTACAGAGAAAGGTCGTGCCATCGGCCTGGGGGTGATGGGCTTCAGCACCCTGCTCCAGAAAGAGCGCATCGCATTCGACTCTTTCGAGGCCCACCTGCTCAACCAGGAAATCTTCCGTCAGCTTCATGACGACAGCGAGCGAGCAACCCGGTGGATGGCCAAGGTACTAGGAGAGCCCGAGTGGTGCTTTGGCTACGGTGTACGCAACACTCACCGAACTGCCCTGGCCCCGACCAAGAGCACTGCCCTGCTGATGGGGGGCGTCTCCGAAAGCACTACCCCAGATCCCGGCATGGTGTTCGAGATCGGCTCTGCGGCCGGTGGCATGAAGCGCATCAACGCCGAGTTCTACGAGCTGATGAAGGAGCGTGGCCAGTACACCCCCGAAACCATCGCCAGCATCAACCAGAAGATCGGTTCGGTGCAGCACCTGGACTGGCTTACCGACCACGAAAAGATGGTGTTCCGTACTGCCTTTGAAGTGGATCAAGAGACCATTCTGCGCCTGGCCTCTACCCGCCAGAAGTACCTGTGCCAGGGCCAGTCCCTGAACTTCTTCGTCAGTGAAGATGGGGACGAGGAGCGCATCGCCAGACTGCACTCCAAGGCACTGCTGGATCCGAACATCCTCAGCCTGTACTACATCTACTCGCGCAGTGGTGTGGTGATCAACAACGAATGCGTGGCCTGTGCTGCGTAAGGAGTTATTGCAATAATGCAACACAGCAATCAACAGATGCCCTCCGGGCATTCCTTCGATCAATCCAGGAACCTGGCAGTTGAGATGCTTCAGGCGGCTGAGAAACACATGGCCGACCGGGCTCGAACTCACGACGCTCCCGGAGGGGAGCGCTCTATAGCCAAGACGGTAGCGGCCTTCAATGCCCTGACCGGGAAAGACCTCAGTGAGACCGAGGGCTGGACCTTCATGGCGCTCTTGAAGATTGCCCGAGCCAATCAGGGTGCGTTCCGTGCCGACAACTATGAAGACCTCGTGGCCTACGCAGCACTGGCTGGGGAGTCTGCTCATCAGGAGAATCAAGCCAATGAGTCTGCTCGCATGGCTTCCACACTTCCGGACCGAGTATCTCGCAGTTCTACCAGCGAACTGCCCCTGCGGTAAATGCCAGATCGCTGTGCGCATACCTCGGCATGACATGGACGAGTACGAGCTGGTCCTGAAGCTGCAGGGGGTCGTTGCCTTCGGTCGTACCTGGCGACCCAAGGTCACCCGCATCAAGTAACCCACCCGGGGCAGGGCCACCTGCCCCCACCCTCACAGGCATCCACCATGCGCAAGTACACCAATCAGCAGGGCCTACCCTTGGCCATTGCGGTCTACCTGGCGACGGACCACTACGACCACGAAGATGACACCGTCTCCGCTACCGCCCTGCTCAAACCCACTCGGCAGCTGATCCTCAGCAAGCGGCTGCCGGAGGACATGTCCCTGGTCGACGTGAGCCGGCTGCTCAAGAGCCGGATGGGTACCTCGATCCACGACGGTATCGAGAAGGCCTGGCTTCAGAACTACAAGGTCGCCATGACCGCCCTGGGCTACCCCCAGCGTGTCATCGACCGAGTGGTGATCAACCCTGATCCCAATGCCGTCACCGACGACATGATCCCCGTCTACATGGAGCAGCGCTCCTACCGGGAGATCATGGGCGTCAAGGTGTCGGGCAAGTTCGACTTCGTGGCCGAGGGCATGATCGAGGACTTCAAGTCCACCGGCACCTTCACCTGGGTGAACGGCACCAAGGATGACGACTACATCCTTCAGGGCTCGATCTACCGCTGGCTCAACCCGAAGATCGTGACCGCGGACACCATGCGGATCAACTTCATCTTCTGGGACTGGCAGGCGGCCCGTGCCAAGGCCGATCCCAAGTACCCGAAGTCTGGCGTTGCCGCCAAGACCTACCAGCTGCTCTCGGTCGAGCAGACCGAAGCCTTCATCCGCAACAAGCTGTCCGAGGTTGCCCGCTTCCAGGATGCCCCGGAAGAAGAGCTGCCGCTGTGCTCCGACAAAGAGCTGTGGCGCTCCAGCCCGGTCTGGAAGTACTACAAGAATCCCCAGAACACCACGCGCTCCACCAAGAACTTCGACAACCCCCATGACGCCTACCTGCGGCTTCAACAGGACGGCCACATCGGCAAGGTCGTGGAAGTCCCGGGCGAGGTCGTTGCTTGTAAATACTGTGCCGCCTTCCCCCTCTGCAGCCAGGCCAAGGCACTCGTGGCGGATGGCTCCCTGAAACTCTAGGAGAAACCATGAAACCGTTTGACCAAATGAGCTTTCACCCGCTCAGCGAGCAGATCGTCTCCGCGATTCGCAAGAAGACTGGCATCAACAACACCCAGTTCTACCGCATCGTGGTGGCCTCCCACCTCAGCAATATGGCTTCATCGATGAACGTGAAGCTGCGCCTGAGCCCCAAGGAGACCCAGGCGATCAACTTCTTCGGCATTGCCCTGTCAGCCTCTGGCACCGGCAAGGACTACTCCATGAAGATCATGGAGGAGAACGTCACCAACCAGTTCGTAGAGCGTTTTCTGGAAGAGACCTTCCCGACCCACGCCGAGGACAACCTGCCGAAGCTCGCGGTCAAACGAGCTGCCCGCAAAGCCAGTGACCCTGACACAGAGCTGGACCTGGTTTCCACCGAGTACAAGCGGCTCGGTCCCCCGGTCTATGCCTTCGACGGGGCCACCATCGCGGCGGTGCGGCAGTTCCGCCACAAGCTGCTGATGGCCAACCTGGGTGCCCTGAACATGCAGGTCAATGAGATTGGCGCCAACCTGCTCTCCAAGCAGGACGAGCTCAAGGCATTCATCGAGCTCTACGACGGCAAGATCAAAACCAGCCTGACTAAGAACACCCAGGACAACGCCCGCAACGAGGAGATCATCGGCAACGTCCCCACCAACATGCTGCTGTTTGGCACCCCGGCCATGCTGCTGCAGACCGGTTCCAAGCTGGAGGAGAACTTCCACCAGTTCCTGGAGACCGGCTATGCCCGTCGCTGCTTCTTCGCCTACTACACCGGCAAGGGTGACCAGACCCAAGCCAAGCTCACTCCTGAAGAGGAGCTGAAGCAGCGGTTCGATACCAACACCGACACCTTCCTGGAAGACATCTCAGAGCATTTCGCCAACCTGGCTGACCTGATGTATGCCCACTCCGAGATCATCGTCCCCGAGGCCGTGTTGCTGGAGTCGATCCGCTACAAGCAGTCCTGCGAGGAGCGCGCCTCCGACTTCCGTGAGCACCAGATCGTGCTGCAGCAGGAGATGAAGAATCGGCACTACAAGATGCTCAAGCTGGCCGGGGCCTACGCCTTTGTCGACGGCTCTCCGGAAGTCACCCTGGATCACCTGGAGAACGCCATCAAGCTGGCCGAGGAATCGGGAAAGTGCTTCCGCAACATCACCATCCAGGAGAAGCCCTACGAGAAGCTGGCACGCTACATCGCCAGTGTCGGGGATGACCTGACCCACGCCGATCTGGATGCCGCACTCCCCTTCTACCCGAAGGTCGCAGGCCAACGGTCGGACATGCTGCAGATGGCCACAGCATTCGGCTACCGCAACAACATCATCATCAAGAAGGCCTTCAACGACGGGATCGAGTTCCTCCGGGGTGAGACCCTGCAGAAGACCAACCTGGAGAAGATGGTGGTGGCCTACTCGACTGACATCGCCACAGGCTACCGCAACGAGCACGCCCCCTGGGACGAGTTGCACAAGCTCACCCAGGCCCAGGGCATGCACTGGATCAACCACCACGTCCATGGCGGCCACCGTCAGGAGGACAACATCATCCCCGGCTGTAACATGCTGGTCTTCGATGTGGATGGCACGGCCCCGCTGCACACAGCCAAGATGCTGCTCGAGGGCTACAAGGCGCTGTTCTACACCACCAAGCGCCACCAGCAGGATGGCCAGGATCGCTTCCGCATCATCCTACCCACCAACTTCAACCTCAACCTGGATGCCAAGGACTTCAAGGAGTTCTACCGGAACGTGATGGACTGGCTTCCCTTCGAGGTGGACGAGGCCTGCGGTCAGCGTGCCCGTAAGTGGTTGGCCCACTCCTTCCACCATGAGTACACCGATGGTGAGCTTTTCGACGTGCTGCCCTTCATCCCGAAGACCAGCAAGAACGACGAGCGTAAGAAGGTGCTCGAGACCCAGCAGCATCACGACAACCTCGAGCGGTGGGTACTGAACAACAGCGGCGACGGTAACCGTAACAACATGCTGCTGCGCTACGCCATGATCCTGGTCGATGCCGGTTTCCATGAGACCGAGATTCGCCACCGGGTGATGGACCTCAACGCCAAGATGCCTGACAAGCTCGATGAAGTGGAGATCCTCAGCACCATTATGGTCAGCGTGACCAAGGCAGTGGCCAAGCGTCCGTAGTCAGCCACAACCCTCACGAGGTGCCCTCCGGGCACTCTTGCGATCAACCCTGGAAGGGTCGTCGGGCCCTTCCAGTCAATCCAAGGAGTATGAGATGGGATGCGACATTCACATGTTTCGGGAGGTGCGTCGGGAGGGTAAGTGGGAGTCTCTCGAGACGCCCTACCTCGAAGACGAAGGCACCGAGGACGAGCGCCTGTACCTCGACAGCCTGTCCCTGGGCCGCAACTACTGGCTGTTCGGTCTGCTTGCCCGTGGGGTGCGCACCGAGTGGGAGTTCTCCTGGGACGCCCGGGGCCTGCCCGAGGACGTCAGTGACGTCGTCAAGCACGATTCCGATCAGTGGGACTGCGATGGCCATAACCACAGCTGGCTCAGCCTGATCGAGCTCAAGCACAAAGCCACCGAGCTACTGATCCTCCCGGGCCAAGAGGCCCCCCAGTGCGGCGCCCTGCTGCGTGACCTGATCGACAAGATCGAGTGGCCCGCTGACGCTGCCCCGGAAGACTGCCGCGTGGTGTTCTGGTTCGACAATTAGCCGGACGTTGTTTACGGGACACCCCCGCTTCGTCCCCTCTGCTATGGAGTAATCACCGTATGACCCAACAAGTCAACGACAATCTGGTGCTGCTGTGTGGCAAGTCTGCTGCAGGCAAAAGCGCCTCCCTGATGGGGCTCAAGAACCCCGAAGGCGTGATGTACCTCAACTGCGAGGCGGGTAAACGCCTCCCCTTCCGTAGTAAATTCAAAGAGTTCGTGGTCGTCGATCCCCTGCAGATCAACGAGGCCTTCGATGCGGCCGAGAACATGCCCGAGATCCACACCATCGTGGTGGACTCCCTGACCTACCTCATGGACATGTACGAGTCCCTGTACGTGATCAACAGCACAAACTCGATGAAATCGTGGGGGGATTTTGCACAGTATTTCAAGACCATGATGCAAAGCTACGTGGCGCGCTCCTCTAAAAACGTGATCTTCATTGCCCACGTTAAAGACACCCTTAATGAGTCAGAAATGGTGATGGAGACCGCCGTACCCATCAAGGGCAGCATCAAGAACAACGGCGTCGAATCCTACTTCAGCTGCATCATCGCGGCCAAGAAGGTCAAGCTGAAGGATCTCGAGAAATACAGCTCCGAGCTGCTTACCATCACTCCCGATGAAGAGGCACTGCAATACAAATACGTCTTTCAAACTAAGCTTACGAAGGACACAGTCAACGAGCGCCTGCGTGGTCCCCTTGGTCTCTGGGACAACAACGAGACTTACATTGATAATAATATGCAGCTCGTTTTGGATCGACTTCACGAGTACTACAATGGCTGAGTTCACCCTGAGTTCCCACGCAAAAGACCTTACAGGCGTCCGCTTTGGAAGCCTGGTCGCCATTAAGCCCCTGGGTAAGAAGGGGAGAAATGTCCTGTGGGAGTTCTTGTGTGACTGCGGCTCTTCTTACACGTCAGAGGGGTGCTGGGTGACTGCGCAAAAACGCAAAGCAACCAACCCCTTGGCGCCTAGTTGTGGTTGCCTTAATCGGCGCACCACAAAGGAACTTCGCCTGACCCATGGCTTCTCAAAGCACCCATTATTTTGGGTTTGGGTAGCCATGCGGGAAAGATGTTACAACCCAAATCACCCTGACTACTCCAAGTACGGAGCGAAAGGGGTGACTATCTGCAATAGCTGGAAAGACGATGCAGGCGCCTTCATCAATTGGGCGTTAACTAACGGGTGGCAAAAAGGACTGCATCTGGATAAAGACATCCTTTCCTACGCCCAAGGAATCGTCCCCACATACAGCCCCACTACATGCCAGTTTATAACCCCCGCTGAGAATAGTAGGGCCACGTGGGGCTGGTTAGAAAAGAACACCTAATCCAATCCATCCCTGCTGCGTTATTGCAGCACTGCAGTACCTAACCTAAACCAAGAAGGAAGATCACTATGTCACTGCTTTCCGGCCTCACTATCGACAACTCCATCCAGACCGAAACTGACGTCCTTGGCGGCGGCGGTCCTCTGGAATCCGGCCTCTACAAGGCCACCGTCACCCTGGCCTACCTCCAGAAGTCCAAGGGCGGCGCCCTGGGTCTGGTCACCCACTTCAAGAGCGACCAGGGCCGCGAGTTCCGCGAGACCCTGTGGATCACATCCGGTGATGCCAAGGGCAACAAGAACTACTACGAGAAGGACGGCGAGAAGAAGTACCTGCCTGGCTTCCTGATGGCGGACGCGCTGTGCCTGCTGACCGTGGGCCGCGGCATCGCTGCCATGGACACCGAGCAGAAGGTCGTCAACGTCTACAGCTACGACGCCAAGGCCGAAGTCCCGACCAAGGTCGACATGCTGGTGGACCTGCTGGGCCAGGAGATCCTGGTCGGCCTGCTCAAGCAGACCGTGGACAAGAACGTGAAGAACGATGCCGGCGCCTACGTGCCCTCCGGTGAGAGCCGCGAGGAGAACGTCATCGAGAAGCTGTTCCGTGCCCGCGACAACATGACCACCGCCGAGATCCGCGCCCAGGTGCCGGAAGCCACCTTCTACAAGTCCTGGGAAGAGAAGTGGGCCGGCAAGACCCGCGACCGTACCACCAAGGGTGCTGTCGCTCCGGCCCGTACCGGTGCTCCGATGGCCGGTGCTGCTGCAGGTGCCCCGGCAGCCGGCCGTCCGACCAATTCACTGTTCGGCTGATCGGAGTGGGGGCTGGCAACAGCCCCCTAAGCACCCATGAGTGATTCGATTCTCCAGCAGTGGTACTTGAACGCCACCCTCCTGAATGACGCCATCCAGGCCTGGCAGCTCTACGTCGAGGCGCTGGTGTGAAGCTGGTCGTCCTGGGCATGGACCCCAGCCTCAGCAACTGGGGCCTGGCTCGGGGCCTGTACGACATCGACACCGGAGAGATTCGAATCCAGCGAGTAGGTGTCGTGCAGCCCACGCTCCTCGAGGGCAAGCAGGTCCGCAACAACTCCAAGGACCTGCACCGGGCCGAGCAGCTGGCTGCCGGCATCCAGAGCGCCTACCAGTTCCAGATCCAGGCCACCTTCGTGGAAGTCCCGGTGGGAAGCCAGAGCGCACGAGCGATGGCCTCCTACGGCGTCTGCGTGGGCCTCCTGGGAGGTTTGCGCGCCCAGGGGCATCCGTTCTACGAGGTCACTCCCAGCGAGGTCAAGAAGGTCGCTACAGGGCGTACCACGGCCACCAAGCGGGAGATGATCCAGTGGGCCTACGACATGCACCCGGATGCCGGCTGGCCGTTCCAGACCAAGAAAGGCAAGACCACGATCGTTGAGAGCAAGGCTGAGCACATGGCCGACGCTGTCGCCGCGATCCATGCGGGCGTGCAAACGCCCATGTTCCAGCAGATGCGCAATGCGATGCGCACCCACAACCTCATCCTTCAATAGGACACCCCCATGCAAATCACCCTGAAGCAGTCCCACATCGAAGCCGCCATCCGTGATTTCGTCGCCAAGGCCGGCATCACCTTCGACGTTGACGAGATCAACTTCACTGCCGGCCGCGGCAAGGATGGCCTGATCGCCACCGTCGATCTGGAAGATCCGTTCTCCGCCATGCTCGACAAGGTGGCTGACGGCGCCCCGGCCAAGCCGAAGGCTATCCGCACCATGGAAGCCCGCGGCGAAGAGAACATCATGCCCGCGTCAGAAGCCAGTGAAGAAGAAGAGACCCCGGACCAGGCGCCCGTGAGCGAAGAGCCCGAAGCTCCGGTGCCGGCCTCCAAGAAGGAAGTCCTGGACTCCCCCTTCGCGTCTGATGAGCCCAAGGCTGACGTCGTCGCTGCCAAAGAAGCTGCCCCCAAGGCCGGTGTGAGCCTCTTCGGCTAAGCCCCGGCCCAGGAGGAGTCCATGCAGGTACTCGGAGGTCTCCTCATCCTGGTGTTGATGATTGCGGTCTTGGTGGCGGGGTATTATCTGGGCATCTTCTTTGCCCTGGTTGGCGCGGCCTTGACCGCCATCGCCATCATCGTTGGTGTGTGTGTCTTCGTTGCCTACACGATCTGGGAGCTTTTCCAGGATCGTAAGAAGCGACGAAGGCGATGAGTCCCCAAACAGAAAGCCCCCCTCACGAGGGGCTTTTTTTGTTTGCTGTCTCCGATCAGCGGAACGGACTGAGCATGGTCTTGAGCAGGATCGGCTCGTCCCAGGCATCCAGCATCTGCACCGGACCTTCCCGCAGCGGGTTGCGAAGCAGCTGCTGGGTAAACCAGGAGTCCTGGATCGTGGAGAGATCCCCCAGGGCCATCGACAGCATCTTCAAGGCGATCGCCCGGCCCGGGTGTTCCCGGTACAGGTGGTAGATCGCCCGCTGGATGCGCATGTAGTACTTGGTGAACATCAGCACACCCTTGTCGTTCAGGTACTGCATCTGTGGCGAGGTCGGGATGTCGTAGTTCACGAACATGTCGCTGGCTTGCTGGATGGCATCTACCTTGGCCATCGGGTTGCGCTTCCGGGTGGTCAGGTACTGGAACAGGGTGTAGCGAGCCACGAAGTCAGAGAGCTGCGTGGACTTCGACAGCACCTTGTAGGCCGGGGTGTCGTGGGTCATGTACAGGGTCTTGGCCGCGTTCATCAGCGGTGCCGGCACCATGTCCAGGTACGGCCCAGCCTTCTCCTCCAGGTAGCTCTTGAAGGGGGAGAACTGATTCTCGTGCACATCGACGTCTTCCACGATGGTCGGCATCAAGCCAGCATCGATCAGCTCCTTGACCGGGTTGCGGGCAATCGCGTCCTGAAGTTCCAGGATGCGCTGCTCGATCTCGGTCTGGCGGCCCTGGATGTAGCCGGCATCGAGGAGCTGCTGCAGCTGGGTGAGCTCGTTACGATCGCGCTGATAGTCCAACGCGCCCTGAATACCTTCCTTGTGCAGTCGCGCCATGTCGGCCATGGGCACCCCGTGCCACCACAACACCGTCACGTTGCTGATCACGTTGAACCACAGCGTGGTCAGGTTCTTGATTACTACGTTGTCCTTGACCGCGGTGACCAGGCCCTCGGCCGCCATCGAGCCCTGGCGCATGCGCAGGTAGGCCTTCTCTCCGAACACTGCCTGCAGGGTGTTCACGAAGATGGTTTCCGCGACGTTACGCTCCTCGGCATCCTTCTGGAACACGTTGGAGAAACGCATCTTGCGGTAGCCGAAGTTGATGTTCACCAGGTCGGTGCGCACCATGATCTCGGCCTTGCCCCAGATCTCAATCGCGGCTTGCTTGGTGTCTTCCGGCAACAGGTCCCAGTGCTCCTTGAGCTGCGGGTCTACGCTGTCTGGGGCCACCCGCACGTAGGAGTGCGGCATCTCCTGGTACTCGGCGTCGTACTGATCCTTGAGAGCCTGGACGATTACCCGGTTGTGGTCCTTGGAGGTCTGCTTGTCCGCGGTCTGGCCGACCAACATGCCCAGCACGTCCTCGATGGCGTTGTCCCGCTCGAGCAGCGCGTCCTTCTGCTGCTCGCTCATCATGTAGCGGTAGTTGACGATCTCCCCACGCTCATTGACCACCGGCACGTAGAAGGGGCCACGCTTCGCTTCCTTGCGTGGATCGAAGCCAGCACCCAGAGACGAAAGCCGCTCGTAGGCCTTGGCGTTCCTGGCCCGGATCTCCGCAGTCATCTGGGCGTTCTTCTTGAACACCCCCGTGTAGCCGGCCTTGCTCAGACCCGCGTGCACCGTGGAACCCTGGGCGCGCTCACCGGTGAAGGACAGGGTGCCGGTCACCCGACGAGCCTGGCCACCGTCCTTGATGCGCATCAGGTACTGCTGCTCGGCCCGCGGGTCGGTACGGTCCTTGGGCAATGCATCCACCTTGGTGTAGCCAATCGCTTCGAGCTCGGCTGCCCGGGATTCGTTGACCACCTCCAGGGTGATGTTCGGGTTGTAGATTTCCGGGGTGTAGCCCTTCTGCATCAGGGTCGGGGAACCGTGAAACAGCGCTTCCAGGGCCTCCTGCTTCATGGCCTTGTGCAGGCCCAGGATGAACTCGATACCGTTGCCGTCCTGCCGCTGGTTCTCGACACGCAGCACCTCACGAACTTCAGCCAGCTGGTTTCCGTCACTGTACTGCAGGGCGTAGAGAGTGATCAGCGGATCGAGAATCGCCAGGGCCGCGTCTGCCTTAGTAACATCCACCTTGCCGGCATGCTGCGTCCCACCCAGGTGCGCGATGTTGTGGGCGTTCAGCATCACGTTCTCGGCCGGTGCCACACCCCACGCCATCTGATAGCCCAGGGCCTTGGCGCTGGCCAGGTAGAAGTTCAGGTGCGGGCCGCCTAGCGCTGTCAGATCGGCCTCCAGGGTAGCCGCATAGCTGCTCGGATCCGCCAGGATCGCGTCGAGCTCTGCCACCGTGAAGCGGTCCAGCAAGCTGGCCATGTCGGTGCGCAGGGTGACCTGAGTCAAGGCCGCCTTGGCCGACTTGGTGAGGTACTCCCCGCTGTGCTTGAAGGCCGCCATGACGTTGGCCCGGGTGTTGTCGATCATGCTCAGACGCATGTTCTCCAGGCGCTTGGTCTCCCGCAGCAGCATCTGGGCTACCTTAGTGGCCTTGTCCCAGGCGCCCTGCACCTCGGTCACTGCCGAAGCCAAGATGCCTTCACGCACCTTGCCCATCTCGTGGTTGCCCTGCTTGATGGCCGCGGTCAGGTGATCCAGGCGGCCGGCTGCAGTGGTCTCGGCCAGGGCGGCTGCCGCACGCACGGCAGCGAACTTGTTGTTCTGCAGGAAGGGCAGCTGCGCGGCCTGCTCCACCTTCTCCGCGACCTTGAAGTTCAGTCCGTCGGTGAGCTCGCTGATCGCATCCAGAATGCCGGCACGGCCTCGGGCCAGGAGTTCCTGGCGACGGGTCTCGGCGTCTACCAGGTGCATCATCAGACCTTCGATCCGGCTACCGGCCACATCCCCACCGCGCACGCCCAGGGTGAAGCCATGAGCCGTATCGACAACGTGATCCCAGACCATCTTCAGGGTGTCGCCCAGACGGCCTTGCGGATTCACCGGTGCCGGCCGATCGGTCTCGAACTGCAACTTCTCGCGTAGACCCGGGTGCACCATGGCCAGGGCAGCGAAGCGGCTCAGGTGGTTGGTCATTCCCTTGCGGTCGTTGGCCTGGATGCGGAACACGAAGTTGTGCTTGGCCGCCGCGGCTGCCCGGGATTCCGGTGCTGCCAGGGCCCAATCCCCCTCCAGGAAGTCCTCGGGGGTGATCCGCTGCCCAGCCTCCTTCCACACCTTGGCCAGTTCCTTGTAGGCCACCGGGTCCGCGTTCAGAGTCTCGCGCATCACCAGCTCAACCTGCTCGAGCACGAAGCTCTGCTTCTCGTCCAGCTGGAAGCCTTGAGACAGGGTCTCGGAACTGAACGGCATGAAGTTCTCGTTCACCGCCCGGTTGAAGACCTCCAGCGGCGTCAGCGGCCGGTTCTCGGCTACCTGAGCAAACCAGGCACCGAAGGGGCCATGGACCTTCTGCACCACGTTGGAGAGCAGGTGATCGAGTACCGGGTCCTGGGTGCCCGGCAGGGCCTCCAGAATCTCCAGGCTGCTCATCTCGGCCACACTGCTGGCTGCCTGTGCCAGGGTCAGCTCACGCTGCTGCTGGGAGGCTTCCCGGCTCTTCTGGGCTTGGGCCATGACGCCAGAAACACTGGCCACCAGTACCGACAGTCCGTTGGTCTGCTGCTCGGCTTCGCTCTTCTGGCTGCCACGGAACAGGATCCCGCGGATGGTCTCCAGGAACTGGCGCATCCCGGTGATTAGGCTGTTGCCCTTGGGTGCCGGTACGCTGATCTGGTTGAGCACCTCCTGCTGGAAGCGCAGGTTGGTCATGCCCCAGGCCACCAGCTCGTGCACGCTGCTCAGCGCATCCTCGAAGCCAGTGATCTGCTGCTCCGCGGCGTAGGCCCGGGCCTTCTTCAACAGGCTCTCGAGAGTCCCCACCAGGGCCTTCACCTCGGCGTTGGCCGGGTTCTCGATCTGCAAGGCCACGGCCGCATGGATCAGCTCGTGGATGATGGTTTCGGTGGTCAGGCCAGAGTCAGTGAACGACGGGCTCTTGAGGAAGATTCGACCTTCTTTCATCCCCTCGGTGGTGTACCAGCCACGGGCATTAGAGACCGGGGCTGCCCCCACCTCGGAGGCCGGATGGTTCGGGGTGAGCATGGTCACGGTCACCTCGGCCGGTAGGCCACGGGCCACCTGAACCAGCACCTCCCGATAGAAGGCCGCGGTACGGCCCTTGGGCATCTGCTCAACCAGACGTAGGGCCTGCTTCGCCACCTGACGCGCGGAGACCTGGTCCCCCGCCTTGATGAAGAAGTCGACCCAGCGCGGATCGCTGGGAATGCGGGCCGGACCCACCTCGCCCCACACGCTCTGCAACCCAGCACGGTTGGCTTCTGCCTGCAGGGCCGCCAGGGCCTCAGTCGCCTCGATCTCCGGCACTGTGGCCAGGGCCTGTTCCAGGTTGAAGCCAGTCTGTTGATCCAGTGCTTCGGAGACCCGGGCCACGGCATCGTTGCCGTCCGCCTGGGCACGCTCGATCAGATCCAGTACCAGGGCTTCAGGCTGAGTCAGTACCGATACAGTGGAGGGCACCGGGGCCTGGGCATTCGGATCGAACAGCTTCTGAACTTCCGGCTCCGGCAGGGCCAGTTGGGTATCGCGCTTGCGGCTGCTCGCCGCGGCGCTCTCCTGCTGGGCCTTCACATTGCGGAACCGGTCCTTGGCTACCTTGCTGGCTTCCAGGACCTGGGCATCCGGGCTACGCAGGGCAGCCTGGGCGGCACGCTCGGCGTTGGCTTGCTGCTCCTGGGGCGACACCACATGGTTGCCCTCGAGCATCGGGTACTGGTCCACCGCGGCCATCTCGCTCAGAGCAGTCAGGCGGGTCTTGTCCGCGTGCCGGGAAGCCCGAACCGCGTAGTCGAGCACCAGGCCGACGCCATCCTGGGGCTGGGCGTTGTACCAATCCCAGTCGAGCTCGCCCATGGTCTTGCGCATGTAGGCCTTGGCCGACTGATTGGAGAGCCGCTTGTAGCGGGCTGCCAGCTCAGACTTGGGATCGATGTCCTTGAACACCTCGAAGAAGCCAGTGGCAGTACGTTCCAGGGCCTGGGTGATCTCGTCAGACACCGAGTATTCACCCATCACCTCGTAGGTGGCTTCGTTCAGGGCCTTGGCCACCGCCTTGGCATCCTGAGCAGCCACGATCTCAGCGTCATGGACGTTGAGTGCCTGGAGCTTGCTGTAGGCCTGCGAGGCGATGTAGCTGTCCGTGGAGTGGATCGCCAGGATGATAGCGGCCACACCCGGAGCCAGCGGAGTGCTCTCCATGCCGTAGTTGGTCTTGGTCTTCGGACTGCCGGCCGGGAAGTACCCTTCCGCGAACTTGGAGACGGTCATGTAGGCCTGGTCGTCGGAAACCTGCTGACCGTTCTTGGCCAGGTAGATCCCATTCTCCCGGGTGTCCCCGGAGAGCTTGGTCCAGGCCGAGTGGATCACCGGCTCCATGAACTTCAGCTCGTCACGGATCTCCTGCAGCTGCTGGGCACTCAGGTCCATGGCCGGCACGTAGCTGACGACCCCGTTGCGGGTGACCTTCTCGTAGGGCAACTGGCTGTTGGCCATCAGGTACTTGAGCTTCTGCTCACGCTTGTACTCGAAAGCCAAGTCATACAGCTCGAAGGCCGTATTGGCGGCGTTGTTTACTGCGTCACGTATTGCAATAAAGGTGTGGAACTCGCGCTTCAGCGTCTGCTCGATGACTTCCCCGAAGGAGCGCTTGAAGGCTGCCTTCACTGCGTTGGCTTGGGCCCTGGTCAGCTGCTTGGTCGCGGCTTCCCGATCCATGGCGACGTCGAGCTTTTGACCGTCCGGCAGGAAGCGGTTGATCAGGGCCAGACTGTCAGGCACCGACAGATCGCCCTCGTTGTTCAGGGCCGCCTCGACCTTGTCGTAGAGAGCGTGGAGGAAGTCATCTGCCATGCCGTCCACCACGTTGTTGATCCCCGAGCCGAACATCAGCGCGGTGATAGGGGTCTTCACCAGGTTGCGGCCTTCGCTGGTCACACCACCGTCGGCAGAGGTCAGCGGGCCAGTCACGGCGTAGACCGCGTCCAACAGGTCCGCCATCTCGGGACTGGCTTGGGCAGCACGATGCGCCAGGCGCACCATGGAACGCGCCGTGGCCTTGTAGAGGTCCTGGTTGTTCGGATCCTGGGCCCAGTCCGCTACCTGGGTGAAGCCAGCGTCCTTGCCGAAGAAGCCGCCCGCGGCAATCCGGGACAGGAGACCCCCTGAGTCTTTGCCGGCACCCAGCATCAGCATGGCCAGCATCGGGCCGTTGGTCTTGCCGTCCACTTCCCGGGTCAGAGTGTGGGTGAAGGACTCCGTACCGGGGGTAGCCCGGGCGTTCTCGTAGTGGGCCAGGGCCAGCAGGGCATCCAGGCTGTGGAACTTCTCTCCGCCCTTCTTCACGGCCGCTTTGATCAGGGCCGCATCGTTGTCCTCGGCCACTTCCCCATTCAGCGCGCGCTGCAGGGCCTTCACGCCATCGGCAATCACCATCTCTTGGGCCTTGGCCTGAGCCTCCTCAAGTGACTTACCGGTGCCCTGGGCATCGGTCTTCACGCCAAGACCTTCCCCCACGGCAAGCCAGAAGTCCTGCATGTGCTCGGCATTGGTCAGACTGGCTTCGGTCTGCCAGCCTCCCATCCCGGTCAGCAGACGATGCAGCTTGTCGGCCTGGGGGTTGAACAGGTTCTCTTCCAGGCCTACGCGCTGAGGCTTCCACATGTTGCGGTTGAAGAAGAACGGCTGCTTGAGCTCGGGGTCCTCGGAACGCACCAGGGCGATGAACTCCTTGGCTTGGTCCAAGCTGCGCTGCACGGAGTCGTTCTTGCCCTTCACGCTCTCGCTGTTAGCGCTGTGCAGGGTACGGGTGCTGGTGTCGATCCAACCCCCGATCTCCAGGAACAGCTGCTCCGGCAGCGCCTCCAGCAGGGTCACCGCATCGCTGCGCAGGTAGTGGGCCTTCTTGTTCTCCTTGGCGAGGATCTCGCGCATCGCCATGGGCACGCCACGGTCAGTGTTCTTGATTGCCTTCTGGGCGTACTTGGGTGCCTGGAAGCTTGGGGCCTTGTTGCCTTGCTCCATGCCGAACAGGTTGGCGATCACCCCCTGGGTGCCCTTGGCGGTGTCTTTGATCTGGGCGAGCTGTGCCTGAGCATCCGGGGTCTGGGCCAGCGCGTAGAAGTAGTGCTGGATCTTGGCGTCCCCGGACTCCTCAGTGCCCATCAGTGACTTCAGCTCGGCATCGGAGATCGTGGTCTTGGTCACCAAACCTTCCACTTCCAGCAGCGCCAGAATGCGGTTGCCCAGTGCCGTCTCCAGCTTGGCGATGCTGCTCAGGCTGGCATCCGGCAGGGCGTAAGCGCCCAGTGCCTGGGCAGCCCGACGACCTAGCTGATTGACCAGCAGGCCCTCACGGGTGCCGGCACCGGCCAGACGACGCTGCAGGGCCAGGGGTACGCTGCCCATTTCGTTGCCAAACATCTGGGCGATGGTTTCCTCGGTGTTGGTCGGAGAGCGTGTGCCCTGCTCGACCAGCCAGCCGAAAGCCCCGGCACTCATGGCGGTCCACACGTTCTGCTCCACAGCACCGGTCTGCGGATCACGCAGGTACTGGAAGAAGTCCTCCAGGTAGTAAGTGTTGTCGGCACGCAGCGGGGGAAGTCCTGCCTCGAAGCCCGCCTGCCAACGGTTGGCATACTCGGTGAACAGATCCACCAGATCGGCCTGGGCCGAACTCATCTCGGAAGCCAGGAACCTCTGAGCGAACTCCTCCCCACGCAGCTGGGAGATCTCGGACAGGAAGTTCTCGACCTCGACCAGAGGCTGCTCAGAGGTGGCGTTGCGACGCTGCCGGCCCTGACGAATGCCCGCGGTGACGGCATTGACCACTGCCCGGTTGGCCTGGGTCACCGGCTCCACAGCATTGCTGATTGCCCGCTTCACCGCGGCTACCTTGCCCTGACCACGCTTCTTCTTGGTCTCCGCTACCTTGGCTTGCACGGTGTCGCCCAACAGATCCACTTCGGCCGGCTGCGGTTGCACACCCTGCACTGCTGCAGGACTGCTTTGGGTAGTGGCTTGCTGCGCTACTGCAGTACTGCCCTCAGCAGCCACAGGCCCTGTGTCCGGGGCGTAGGTCACTGAAGCCTCACCTTCGATCGGGGCAGGGCTTACGACGGGTGTTTCGGGAGCAACAGTGAGGCTGGCTTCCTGCTCAACCGAACCAGAACGTACTGCAGCAACGTCTTCATCAACAGCTGGTGGAGTGGCTTCAATACTGACCTCCTGCTGTACGGCTGTAGGGGCTTCCTGCTGTACTGTGTTACTTACTGCAATAGCTGTAGCCAGGCTCATCACGGCCTGCATTTCTGCCTGGGCCGCCTGCAGTGCTGAAGCCTCTGCCTCAATGGCAGTCAGGGTGCCCTTGTTGTTGGAGTTGCGGTGGATGATCATCGCACCGCTCTCATCGCGCTCTTTTTTACTTGGGATGGTCTCGGTAATGGCCCAGCTACCATCCTCCTGGGGGATCACCGCCAACCGGTTGTTGGTGCCCTCTACCTGACGGAAGGCCTGCCACACCATCTCGTTCTTGGACCCATGATCAGCTGCAAAGCTCTCAAGGAGTCCCATCAGGCGCCCGGCCGTCTCGGTATCCCCGGCCTGCACCGCCGCGGTGATGCCACTGCGGTACTGGACGATGCCCAGTGACCCAGTCTGTCGGGAACCCTGGAACACTTCCATGTTCACGCCATCAGTGCCCAACGCCACATTGGCCGCAGCCTGAGCCTCACTGAAGCGGACCAGGAATTCGCGCTGCTCCGGTGCCAGGACCTCAGTCTGCAACAGAGCACTGGCTTGCTCCAGGGTCACTGACTCCGGGTTGGCCATGGCCAGGGTAATCACCTGCTGGACGGCATCAGGGCTGCCCTGGAGCGCCTGATCCACGCTGGCCTGTACATCGGTGCCGGCTGTGCTCTCGCCCACCAGACGGCTGTGCACACGCTTGATGGCCTCCAGGTCAGACTTGGCCATCTCGACGCTGCGCTCAGTCATCTCCCGATCGGAATCCGTGACGCGCTTCACACGCTCGAGCTGCTGCTCCATAGCGGCAATCACCCGCTCCTGCAGCTGGGCTTCCTCGGTGGTCTTGTCCGCAAGCTCCTTGAAGCTGGCTTTCTCATCACGCAGGGTGCGCTGCAGATCGGTCCGGTACTCCCGAGTCTCCTGGTACATCGCTTGCTCGGCCTGAGCCACACTGGCCACAGCCGCTTCCATGACCTGTCCGATCTGGCCCATGGTCTGGGTACGCTCTTCCGCAGAGAGCTCGGCGCTCTTCAGGCGCATGTCCAGGGCCAGGACCGCCGCCAGGGGGTTGAAGGACTCGCTCTGGGTATCGACCAGGGTACTGACGTCCCCGCTCTGTGCCGCGGCCTGGGCGAGCTCCATGGCCCGGGTAACGTGGGCACTGCGAACCCGCTGCGCTACACCCGCGTTGTGGGCCTTCTCCTCAGTCAGTCCGAAGACCTCGTGGACGATCCGGGCACCACCGGACATGGCACCACCCGCACCACCGCCCAGGACGGCACCCTGGTAGATCTCGAACCCGGAGGCCGGCTGGTAGGTGGCCTCACCCTCGGTGTAGGTCTGAATACCCTCGGCCAGGGTCTCGGCAGCCGTACCCGCGGCACCGTGGCGGGCCACGTTCATGCCGGACCGCACCAAGCCAGTGGCTACCGCCTCAGCGGGGCGCATGGTGGGGGTCATCAGCTTGATCAGGGTGGTATCCCCGATCGCCATGGCGGCCGTCCACGCGAAGGCGTTGGTGGCCATGTACTCGAATTCTTCCTGGGAGGGTAGGGCACCGTTGTGTGCCTTCTGGTAGTTCACCACCCCCTGGCGCAGCAGATCCATACCCTCGGAAGCCATCACAGTGGTATAGGCACCCCCCGATACCGCGGCCAGGGCCAGCTGAGGTGCCTGCTCTGCGACTACCTGTGCGGTAGCACCCGGGTTCATCACCAGGGCCGTACCGCCCTGCATGGCCAAGCCAGTCAGTGCTGAGACGGTGTCAATGATCCCGAACTTCAGATCACCATCCTTCAGCCGCTGCATGGCGGTGCCCAGGTCCTTCAGGCCCTGGTCACTACGCCAGGCCAGCTCTTCGGAGAACCGGGTCATCTTGACCGGGTCCACGATACCTTCCGGCGCCTCACGGGACTCCTTGATGGCCCCGCCCAGACGACGGCTCAGCTCACCAGTAACTAGGCGTGCCTCATTGCTGATCGGCGGGGTGTACCCCGCATAGGTCTCGGGAGTCTGGCCAGGCACCAAGCCATCCTGGACCATCTCGGTGAAGAGCGAGGGCCGGCGTGCTTTCGGCCGCTGATCCAGGATCTCCTGATCACCAGGCAGCTGCTCACCCGCTTGCTTGCGGTTGAACGCTTCACGCGCTTCGGTACTGACGTTGCCCTCCAGCAGCGCAGCCGTCGCATTGAACGGGGCCGCCAGGGTACTGCCTTCCATACTTGCAGCCCGGTCACGGATCGTGGCTGCCAGGTTGACGGGCTGGAACCAGAAGTCCTCTTCATGCAGTCCCAGCTTGGTGGTCCACGCATCCTGACGGGCAGCGAGCTCTTGGCGCTTGGCTTCGGCAGCAGCAGCGACACGCTCCTGACGCTGCTGGGAGACGTACTCTTGAATGCCTGTGAGGCCCCCACGTTCAGTACCACTGGAGATCAGCTGGTCTCTCTCTGCTCGCATGCGGCTTTCGAAGGCATCTACCCCGCTGGTGGACTCAACCAGCTTTGCCCGCTCCTGCTGCATGCGGGCCTCGAAGTCCTTGAGTACGTTCTGCTCCGCCATTTACCGACCCCTGTGCCGTTGTTGCGTTATTGCAGTATTCATTGCAAGAAGAAGGGGGCCATCATATCCCAGATGGCCCCCCGATCTACTCTCCCAATTTACCTCCGCCCGCCTAGCGCATCCCGGAGCTGCTGCTCTGCCTGGGCCGTGGCCTCGTTGCGCAGCTGTACCCCGGTCTTGTAGTCCTCAAGCTCCTTGATGATCTCGGGGTTCTGCTTGATGTAGTAGCGCGCTGCATCGAACACAGAGGTTTCCCCGAACTTCAGCCACTCGTTGGGCTCCACGCTACGCATGATGTTTTTCAGCTGGTTGGGGGTGAACTGATCCACTAACACCCGTTCGCCGCGATGAATCACCTCCACCCCTCCCCGCTGGATACGACTGAGGTGAGCCACGATCTCAGCCGTTGCCCCTGGCCTCCCCTCGAGTATCCGTGAGTTGCTGCTCGCAAACTCACTCGCGATCTCCGCGGTAATGTCATCTGCCGCACCCAGCTCCCCACGCTTCTCGGCAGCTGCATAGGGGTTGTTCTTGAAGTAGGTGCTGTCGATGTTGTTCAGAGTGGTGTCCAGACGATTCTGGGTTTCCGGGTTGAGTTGGAAGCGATTCTCCAGATTCGCGTTCACCAGGTCCCGGGCAGCATGGGCCTCTTTGGGAGTGAAGCCAGCCTGATAGAGCTGAGCCATGAAAGCGGCATCCTCTTCCTCTGGCTCCATGCCCCCGCGGGTATCCGGATCGAGACGTCGCATGAACTCGTCTGTTGTCAGGGCATCAAGACGCCGGCTGCCCTGTACCACACGCATGTTCTCTTCGTGAACCTGGGCCGCACGTTTGTCCCGCGCCTGATCCAAGGCCAGTGACGCCCACCCACGGGCATTGGCGTCGTTGGCACGTCGGTCGTCATTCCAAGCCCGGGTGTTCTGATCCTGTGCACGCTGCTCGCTCTGTCCTGAGGTGAACATGTCCCAGCCTTCTTTGACTGCTGAGGCTCCGTCACTGCGCAGACCCGCCAGCCGAGCAACCG